CATTAACAGAGGGTCAACGCATGGTCATTACGACCACACAATGCTACGAACAGCAAAGCTGTGGGAAGCATACTTTGAAAGACCTATTGAGCCGATGGACATTGCAATCTGTATGGCATTGGTCAAGCTCGCAAGAATTATGGAAACTAAATCAAATAACGATTCTTGGGTGGATGCCGTTGCCTACTTCGCAATCGCAGGAGAACTCGCAGTCAAGGATTGGAATGATCTTAATGCTTTCTAGATCACCTAAGGGAACTTGGTGTGATTACTGCAAGAACAGACATGGCACTAGCAGTTTGCTTGGACAAATGCAAGCTGTGTGGCAAATTACTAGCAAACGATATGGCAAGTTAATTGTCAGGCATTACTGCCAATCTTGTGCTAATGAAGTTCAGGCATGGCCTGATGGCACAACTTGGACTTTGAAAGAACAAATTGACTATGCAAAAGGAGAAACCCTAGATGTTTAATTTAGATAACTATGAAGATGTAGATACGAGGATACACAAGTTTTATGAAACCTTTGAAGACGGCTCAATACTCACAGAACTCATCACGAATGACGAAGAAAAAGGCATTGTTGTATTTAAGGCAGTTGCTTATCGCACCCACGTTGATACTGCTCCTTCCGCTGTGGGTTATGCGCGCGGCGCTCGCAAGGATAGGGGTGTGGATCGCGATTTTTGGTTTGAGAATTGCGAAACTAGCGCAATTGGAAGATGCCTGGCTAATCTCGGACTTAGTGCTAAAGGAAAGCGAGCAAGCAGCCTTGAAATGGCTAAGGTTAATCAAGCTCAATCAGACACTCCAATACGTGTTCGCACAGAAAGTCATAAACAATTTCTTCAAACAACAAATCCAAATGCTGAAATAGTTTGGGATACAACTATTGAGCCACCTGAGGATGTAGACCCGGCATTTGACAATGCGCTTGATCTACTGAAGGAAAAGGTTGGCGCTCATCCCTTGCCAATGTGTAAGCATGGCGCACGTTTGCTAAAAGAAGGCACAGGTGCTAAGGGAGCATATAGAGGCTGGACTTGCAGCTTGCCAATGAAGCGTAAAGCTGAACAATGCAAGGCAATATGGATGATGCTGAGCAAAGATGGCACATGGTCATTTAGGCCGGAAGATGAGGAGTTGTTAGTAGGATGAGAAAAAAAATCAATTCAGACAAGGATGCTTTAGTATGGCAATGCACAATGTGTGAGAGCCCAACAATTCATCATTTAGGCGTGGTTTACGATGATGTTATTGGTTGGGATTGCGTAGCTTGTGGTCAAGCCTACGAGTTTAAATCTGGGGGTGATTAATATGTTAGTGCTAGATAAATCACTTGACGTGTGCGACAATTGCAATGAGCCAATTACGGCTGGGTCTGCAAAACCTTGCAAATGCCACACATGCCAAGTAAGGACTAACTAAGTGAGTAATCAAAGTCGCAAGCATAGAGGCTATGCAACGCAGCGCATTGTAGCAGAATACTTGCAAGGGCAAGGCTGGAAACATGCGTTACCTGTTGGAGCAGGCAGAGATGGCTCAGACATCACGGGAATTGATGGCCTGGACATTGAAATCAAAGCTCGCACAAATCTTGATTTGTCAGGGCTAATGCGCCAACTTCATGATCGCAAGGCAAACAAAGGGATGGGCGTAGGTGTTCTACGTCTAAATGGTCAGGGTGAGAAATCCGTTGAGCAGTATGTTGCTGTTCTCACCTTGGCTGACTTAGTATATTTATTGCAGGCAAGTGGCTACTGAACCTTATCTAATACATCGTTGCAAAGGATGTGGACTATGGATATATGGAAAAAGAGATTACTGCGAAGAATGCAACACGCCCGGACTTACGCACAAATAAAGACTAAATTTGACATCATCGGTATGCTAGGCATGCCAGCAAGCCTGAAAGGCAGCTTGCACGGCAAGCCAGCATTCGCCAGAGCTATGTTTATTGCTGGCTTAGCAATTGCACTACTGCCGCTGCAAACAATACAAACAAACGCTGCTGAAAAGCGCAGCTACCACGTTATGAATATTAAGTTATATGCCTACAACAAAATGGAATGGAAGCAGTTTGAATGCTATAACTGGCTTATATTTGAAGAAAGTAGATGGAACTATAAAGCAAGAAATGGTAGCCATTACGGATTAGGTCAAATGCGATCTAAATGGTATGGCACACTAAGTCCATATAAGCAAATAGATGTGCATCTAAAATACTTAAAGCACAGGTATCATAAGCATGACTATGCATGCAAGGCATATCAGCATTGGAAGGAGCACTCATGGCATTAGGTCAATGTGTAGAATGTAAGCAAGATACAGATGAAACAGAGTTAGTAGTGCATAAAGGTGATCTATCAAGTATGTGCCTTGATTGCTACGATAGGTTAGATAAATGGCGTTGAAGCCATATAGAGCTACTTCCCATTGGAAGAAGATAAGGTTACAGGTGCTAAGACGTGATGCTTATACGTGTGCTTACTGTGGTAACACAGCTAATGAAGTGGATCATCGGATTGCAAAGGTCAAGGGCGGCGAAGATACGTTGGATAATCTGGTTGCTGCGTGTAGACGATGTAATATTCAGAAGAAAGATAAAGATGAAGCGGTTTGTTTTTATTGTTTGCAGCGGCAGTAGTGCAATTGCTAATCCAGCAATAAACATAGCTCTTGCGATTGCTGGCTTGCCGTGCAAGCTGCCTTTCAGGCTTGCTGGCATGCCTAGCATAATGCCTCTGTCAAGTTCATTTGTTATTTGTGCGTAACCTTGGGCGTGTTGCATTCTTCGCAGTAATCTCTTTTTCCATATATCCATAGTCCACATCCTTTGCAACGATGTATTAGATAAGGTTCAGTAGCCACTTGCCTGCAATAAATATACTAAGTCAGCCAAGGTGAGAACAGCAACGTATTGCTCAACGGATTTCTCACCCTGACCATTTAGACGTAGAACACCCACGCCCATCCCTTTGTTTGCCTTGCGATCATGAAGTTGGCGCATAAGCCCAGACAAATCTAAGTTTGTCCTAGCTTTGATTTCAATGTCCAGGCCATCAATTCCGGTGATGTCTGAACCATCTCTACCAGCTCCAACAGGTAGTGCATGCTTCCAGCCTTGCGCTTGCAGATATTCTGCTACAATACGCTGCGTTGCATAGCCTCGGTGCTTGCGACTTTGATTACTCACTTAGTTAGTCCTAACTTGGCATGTGTGGCATTTGCAAGGTTTGGTAGACCCAGCCGTTATTGGCTCGTTGCAATTGTCGCACACGTCAAGTAGTTTATCCATCACTAACACATCATCACCCCACTAACAATTCTTCATCTTCAGGCCTAAATGACCAAGTGCCATCTTTGCCCAGCATCATCCATATTGCTTTGCATTGCTCAGCTTTTTGCCTCATAGGAAGACTGCAACCCCAACCACGATAAGCACCATTTTTGCCAGTACCTTCACGCAAGACACGAGCGCCATGCTTACACATTGGAACAGGGTGGGCAGATAGCTTCTCAGTAACAAGAGCAACTGCATTCTCAAATGCGGGCTCATAGTCAGCCGGTGGCTCAATCGTTGTATCCCAGATGATTTCAGTTTCCTTGTTGTTAGCATCTAAGAACTCCTTGTGTTCTTTTGTGCGTACACGTATGGGTTTAGGGCTTGCCTCAACGTCATTAACCCTTGCCATTTCCAAAGAGCTTGGGCGCTTTCCTTTAGCAGATAATCCGAGATTTGCCAAGCATCTTCCAATGCTAGAGCTCTCGCAATTCTCAAGCCAAAAATCACGATCCACACCACGATCCTTGCGAGCACCACGCGCATAACCCACAGAGGAAGGAGCAGTATCAAGATAGGTGCGGTATGCGTATGCCTTAAAGATGACAATTCCTTTTTCCTCTTCATTTGAAACCATTTCTGTAATAATTGCTCCATCTGGGTTTGCTTCATAAAATTTGTGTATCCTCGTATCTACATCTTCATAGTTTGCTAAATTAAACATCTAGTGTTTCTCCTTTTGCATAGTCAATTTGTTCCTTCAAAGTCCAAGTGCTGCCATCTGGCCATTCTTGAACTTCATTGGCGCAAGATTGGCAGTAATGCCTGACAATCAACTTGCCATATCGCTTGCTAGTAATTTGCCATACAGCTTGCGTTTGTCCACGTAAACTGCTAGTGCCATATCGGCCTTTGCAGTAATCACACCAAGTTCCCTTAGGTGATCTAGAAAGCATTAAGATCATCCCAATCTTTGACGGCGAGTTCTCCGGCAATGGCGAAGTAGGCAACGGCATCCACCCAAGAATCGTGATTTGATTTAGTTTCCATAATTCTTGCGAGCTTGACCAATGCCATACAGATTGCAATGTCCATCGGCTCAATAGGTCGCTCAAAGTATGATTCCCAGAGCTTTGCCGTTCGTAGCATTGTGTGGTCGTAATGACCATGCGTTGACCCTCTGTTAATA